CGAGCTAAGGTTTTCAACCTGCTTTTGGTACAACTCGCGTTGCAAGCCCAGTTGCGCGTCAAGGGCTTCTTTTTGTGCGGCCAACTGACGCTCAAGTGCGGCAGCGGCAGCGGCATTGCCAGCAGCAGCCGCAGCCTCTTGGGACGCCAGCGTTTGAGTCAGCGCTGCTTGTTGCGCCGCGATCTGCTTATCGACGTTTTCTTTGTCGGCAGCCAGTTGCAACTGCAAGCCTTCAAGCGACGCTGTGCCAGCTTCTCTGGCGGCCCCCGCCTGCGTTTCAGCCGCGCTTTCAGCAGCGCTCGATGAGAGCACACTACCAACCACTATTGCACCAGCTACCCATCCACTCATAATAGTTCCCCTTGCATCGTAAAGCCAAAATTGACTCGCATTGATGCTCTGTAGTCAACTAACAATTCATCGCCTGCGTTAATTTTACGCGAAGCAAGAGCAAATATGTCATCCCCAACCATTTCGGGCTGAATGTTGCTGTTGGCTGAATGGTTGATAAATCGACCACCCGGCGTTCGTTTACCGTTTAGCCGACCGGGGCACACAGTCTCACCAACTTCAAAACCCCGCGTGGCAAACAACCCCATTCCGTGAATCGTGGACGGTTTCAACTCCACGGCCCACCCATCTGGCATGTCGATCAGGTCGGATTCAATTTGGACAATTTCATTTAATTTGCTGTCTGTTGTACCCAACTGGTGCAAAAACAACCCGTAATCAATTCGCGCTTTTTGGGCATCTGTTCGACTGTCGCCCAAACCACACTCGGGAACAACGTACAAGCGGTCTTCAAGAATCGCAAGATCGGTGCAGTTGTCCGGATTGTCGTAAATGTCAACCCAAATCACATCTTCGTCGTAAACCCGACCAGCGCGTTGCATTCCGGCGCGGGCTTCAAATTCACAAGGCGCGGTAAGAATTTTAACGCCGTCGTCCGTGTTCACAGCAATTGTGCCCTTTTCCAAGCGCACACGATACGGGGTCTTGTGTTCAGCACCTGTCAACACAGTCCATGCGGGAATTGCAATTGAGCGCTCATACGCGCCTGGCAGAAATGTATGCGTTGTAACAATATCAGCCTGCGGCATTTTCAGCAATTCGTTTTGAAGCGCCGTGACTTTTTCGGTTGTTGTTAACCCGAAGCCTTTGCCGTAGGTCACTGTAATCATGATGCCATCACCACCCAGTTTGTGCCGTCTGACACCAACGTAGCCCATGCGCCTACAGTGGCGGGCAGAATGGCTGTGCCAGGCGTGGCGCTGCCAATCGGCGCAACGTTGCTTGAGGCCGACACAACTGTCTCAGTTTGCAGGTTCTTAAATGTCACTGCGCGGCCAGCCCACGCTGACGCTGCGGGGAGTGTGACCGTACAAGTCGCGCCTGACTTGTTGTTGATCACCCAGCCTTCGGTATCAGCAAGCGTAAAGTCAGCGGTTTTTGTAACGACCGTGGGGCGTACTGCTAGACCCGTGCCGCCGTTGGCAACAGGCAGCACGCCCGTGGCGCGTGTCGCAACATCTAGGTTACCCGTGGTTCGCGTGTCAATTGGCAGGTTACCCGTAGTCTGGGTGTTAATGTCGATTGAGCCGGTAGCATCGGCTAAATTAACGATCACATTGCCCTGAAGCGAAATTGTGCCCGTGGTCGTGATGTCGCCAACCAACGACAGGCCGCTGGCAAAGCCCGTGCCAATCACGCGGCTAACCGTGCCCGCGCCTAAATTCTGCCGCGCCCGCGCAGCGGTAGACGCCCCCGTGCCGCCGTTCTCAACTTGGGTAATGCCTTGAGTGGTGCCGCCCGTAATGACATAGATGTTGTTGAAGAACCGAAACCACTCACGCGAGATTAACCCCGTGCGATCATCCACCAACGGCACGCGAGGCGCGGGGATTTTAGTGATGTTTTGAGGATCAGCCATTTGTCGGGCTTGCGATAAGTTCAGCGCCCATGATCGCAATCTTGATCGGGTCAGTCCCCGACACCTCGTACACGCGGTCGCGCAACTTCAGGGTCATGCCCAAACGACGCCAAATGACGCGGGTGCCGTATGTGCCCGTCTTGCCCATTGACCGCCAGTGGCTGTTGCTCCAAGTGTGGCCGCCGTCATCAGACCAGCGCAGCATGACTTGTGGGTCGATGGCTGTTGCCGTAGGAAGACCCTTCTCGGCCAGAATCTTACCGCCCGTGGCGCTAATGGGAACTACGACAAGCACAATTTCGCCGCCGTCTTCTTGAACAAGCTGGTCACCGGATTCCGTTAGCAGCACTTCATTAAACGTGCCGCTGATATATTCCCAGACAAGAAAATCACCGTTTTCAGCCAGCAAGTCATCGTTTGGGTCGGAAATGTCAAGTATGACAATCGGCGTTGTCACGCTGTCGTCAATCGCGCCGGTCTCCGCATCAAGCTGTAGCGAGTGGTGTGCGCTACGCTTTAGATCGTTCATGCCGGTCGGCAGCGCTCGCCACGACCGAAGCCATTTCTGCACTGCGCCAGCGTCAGAAAACACTTCTAAATCAAACGCATAGATGTTGCCAAGCTCATGGTCGCCCACAACGATTTCGTTGTTGAACGACATCTGGCAGTTTGAACGATGGCGGGTAAACGAACCGTTGATGAAGGCAGCGCGTTCATGCCACATTGAAGTGGCAACATCAAACACCCAAGTGGTGTTGGCCGATGGAAAAATCAGCACATAAAACGAATGGCCGTCTTGCTGGTATGTGTAGGCAACAGCATCGGAAAGGTTTCCGTACTGCTGGATTTGCCACTCTACAGCGTGCGTAGACACGCGCTGCGCGGTGTAACCGTTGGCGCGGTAGACTATGCCCTCGCCACGGGCGTCAGCGCCCAGCCAGAAGATGCCGTTGTCCAGTTTGGCGACTGAGTAGGGGGCGATACAGCCCACCTCGTTAAACGCGCCTTGGACTGGCGTTAACGGGAAATCAGCGCCGCCGGAGTCGTACCAGACTTCAACTGAGTTGGTGCCAAACAGCCACACTTCGCGGTGGTCTACAAGAACCGACACCAAGCCGTCTGGAGAGCCTTCAGCGCTGGCAAAATCAAGCGGGTCAATAGATTGACCATCTAGCAATTCAGTGATCCATATACGCTGACTATTTGGTTCGTTGAACACAAAGTAGCCGTTGATATAGCCTACAGTGACCGCGCCGGGGAAGTCGGGGTCATCAATCTGTTTGAACTCAAGCGTCAGGCTGTTGTAGATAAAACTAGGGCCGTCACAAGCCACAAACATCTGCGTGCCGTTGTCAGAGATGCTGACAGGGCCAGACGATCCGGCCACCGTACCGATTACCGTGGTATTCCAAAGCGTGTCTATCTTGTACAGCGTTTCGCCGGACACCGCGTAGCCGTACCCGCCAAACTGCCACAGACCGCGTATGGGGCCGTCGCCCATGTTTGCCAATAGGCGCAGCCCAGGTGCGCGGTTTAAGAACCCCGGCTCTTTACCGCCCTCGGGGATAGCCTCTGGAAAAAGGTTGACCATGCGGGCATCCGCAGCATTGACGCTGCGGGCCACATAGCTGCTGCCCAATATAGGCGTCTTCATCAATAGTTACCGGCGTAGACGTTGAAGCGCTGGCGCGTGGCGACAATGGCGTAAGGCATCGACATCACATCATCTGGGTTGTTGATGCGCTTAAGGTTGCGCTTGCTGGTCATGGCAATGCGCTGCACCTGCGGGCTTGGCTCGACGCCAAACTCTGGCGCGATTTCCATCGCCAAGTTGTAGGTAAACGCCCGCAGATAGCCCGGTGGGAACAGCATCTGCGTCGCCAACGTGGCGGGCTGGTTTAGTTTTTCAACCGAAATAAAGTGCCATTCCAAGTCCCGAGTAGGACGCGGATACACCGTCATCGTAAAGTCAGGGTAGGTGTTATTGACAAAAATTACCTGCGGGTACGTCGAGGTCACAGTCTTGACCGCAATGCCGTTGTACTGCTGCTGGTTAATGAACTTGATGCCGAACGACACGTTCGTGCCTGGGTCACGGTAGTACGTAGCCTCATCCAGCAGCACGGGGCGCAGGCCGACAAAGTT